ATTCTGGGTTGGGCGGGTAACTTGACTACCTCTGGGGCTCAGTTCCAAGGTCGTCTGGACGTCAATCCTTAATATCTGGGTTGTTGCACTAGCCGCCTTCGGGCGGCTTTTTAAGACTTTTTAGGAGGTTATCATGCCAGCTGTCAATGCTCCCTTAGCTGCTCAGGTTGTCGGACCTACTCCGGCGGGCAACCCCTCTAATGGGAAGTTTGTCCTCATGTCTCCCTTCAGCGGACCCAAGGGCTCGCCGTTTGATGCTCGCTCTATTTCGTACGCTGCTGGAGCCTATACTCCGACTTACACCCCCGACCCACTGAACCTCAGTACGGGCGGTCTGAGTACCGGCATCGGCTACGGGGCGAATCCTGTCATCCCACAACAAGCTCCGTTGACTATTCCGCTGTCAATCCGTGCGGCCAGCTTTGATGATGACTACACCCCTGGAATGACGTTCCCTGATGGGGTTACTCCTGCCACGGACAGCCGCTTCACCGCAATAGGGGGTGGACGCAGTATACTGGTCAACGGCACTGGCCCGAATGGAAATGGTACTCCAGCCAGCGAGAAGGTGTCTGTTCCGTCCATGTACAACCTCCAGCCTCTGTTGGGCTTCGGTAACGGAGGTAGTCGTGATGCGGGTGCAGGTCCGGCGTTCACTGGATTCCCGATCAAAATGGTAACTGCGACAGGTGCCGTCGCAGATGGTGCAGCAATAGAGGCGGGATTCATCAACCGCTCTGGGGTTGCGATGGTCGCAACTCAATCTGCACATGGTTCGTCTGCTACCGCCTCAGCCGCAGTAGCTTAATCAAGCCCCTTCGGGGGCATAAAAACTAGAGGTTGTTCTTATGCGTGAAGCCGTAGATTATGATGTAAAAGACTTTGAAGACCCCAACGCGAGGAAGGGGGTATATGCTCGCTTCTACTTAGTGCCGAAGAAAAATGAGGCGCTGAGTGCAGAGAAGGGTATGGCTGTCTTTGAAGACAAGGAGTACATTGAACTCATTGCCGCTGGCAACTCCACCAATATCATACGCCGCCCTGTCTATGAGGCTGACAAGCGTATGTATCGGCAGGAGTATGCTCTGTTCAAGGAAGGCGATGCTGAGCAAATAGTGGGTACCCGTCTGACCGAAGTACCGTGGATTACCCGCTCGCAGGTAGAAGAGTTGATGTACCGCAAGATCCGCACACTGGAAGGGTTGGCTGATGTGGCTGACCACGACTGCAACGTCCCAGGTATGCTGGACCTGCGGCGCAAGGCTCAGGCATGGCTGGAGAAGGCCAAGGAAGCCGCTCCGTTTACGGCCATGCAAGCCGAAATGGACGCCATGCGTAAGGAACTCGCCGCTCTGAAGGCCAGTCAGGGCGAGGGTAAGGCAGACAAGAAGGGTTAAGGGGGCGTCCCCTACGACCCTGACGGTGGCTTCCCGAACGGGTCGGTTTTTAGGAGAGTGGAATGGCTGCGACGGCAATAGATATAATCAACAATGCTTGCCACGAGCTTGGGTTGCCGACTGCTTCCTTAAACTCTGCCACCGGCGACACGCTCGGTAATCAGTCGTTGGCCCTCTTAAACGCCCTCGGTGAGGAGCTTACTAGGGTCCACGACTGGCAGTTCCTGGAAAAGGTCATGGACTTTGCCGGCGACGGTATAGTTGACCAGTTTTCACTACCCACCGACTTTGGTCGTCAAGTTAACCAGACCCAATGGGCCACGAAGTCAAAGAGGCCCCTGCAAGGTCCCGATAGTGCTCAAATATGGAGCTGGAGCCAGTATGGAATTGTTAGTGTGGGTATCTTTTTCCGTTATCGTATATTGGGTAACAAGTACTCCTTGTTCCCGGTCCCTGGAGCAGGAGAAGAGTTCGCCCTTTACTACATCAGCAAGAATTGGGTTATAGATCAGGACCCACCGAACGACTTAAAGGACCGTATCACTAAGACTGGTGATATCCCCTTGTTTGACAGCCGCCTATTGACCTCTGGTCTGAAGGTCAAGCTGTGGGCGCAGAAGGGTTTTGACACTACTGTTCTTCAGTCGGAATTTAATTTCATGCTGGACGCTGAAAAGGGTCAAAATCAGGGTGCAAGGGTCATAGATCTGTGTGGCGGTGACTCACAGATCTATCTTGGCTGGCGGAACATTCCAGAGTCGGGGTTCGGTAGCTGATGCCTTTTTCACGAAAAGCAGCCCAAGCGAGGGTATCCAAGGTATTCAACGCCATCGCCCCGTTGGGGGGCTTAGATGACATTGACCCCATAGCCAACATGGATCCAAAGTTCTGTATTGTGTTGCAGAACTGGTTTCCTGGGAATGCTTCGCTGACTGCTCGCCAAGGCTATCGTGAATGGGTCACTGGCCTCGTTAAACCGGTCAGAACAGTCATGCCCTATTACGGGGCGGATGGAACGTACAAGCTCTTTGCAGCTACAGATAATGGCATTTATGATGCTACTCTGTCGTCCAACGCCCCACCAATTGCGACCCCCTGCACGAACGGATACTACAAGCACGTCATATTCGGTAACGTAGCGTTTCAGTTCTTGGTGGCGGTGAACGGACTGCAGAATAAACTATTCAACGGTACCACTTGGATTAACTTTGTAGAGGAGCCTACGACGCCTGTTAGTCCTGGGCAGATAAAGGGGGTGAACCCTCAGTCGTGGTCCCACGTTGCGGTATTTCAGCGACGTCTGTGGTTCGTTCAGAAGGATACAATGACGGCATGGTATCTGCCTGTAGACGCAGTGGCTGGAGAAGCGAAGCCTTTCTATCTTGGTGGTGTATTCAGACGCGGCGGCAAGCTAGTCTATATGATTGACTGGAGTGTCGACGGAGGAGGCGGCATTGACAACAAAATGGTCTTCGTTTCAAACGCGGGTGAGGTCGCTGTATACTCAGGCACAGACCCAGATAACCTCGAAACTTGGTCTCTCGACGCGGTGTTCTACGCTGCTCCTCCTGTTGGCGAGCGCGGGTTTGTTGATTTTGGCGGTGATGTGCTTATGGTCACTACCAACGGGCTGATACCACTGACCAAGGTGTTGATGGGCCTTATGAGTGAGGCCCCTTACGAACAGGCCCTGACCAAGCGAATTAGTCGGACGCTGAACCAGCTAATACTATCTAGGAAGTATCAGCTTAATTGGGAAGTCATTAACATGCCGACCCTACAGGCTATCGTAGTCTTCGTGCCTCCCAATGGTCAGGAGCCTCCAATTCAGTTTGTTATGAACATTCTTACAGGGGCGTGGACACGGTTTGACTTACCAGCGAATTGCGCCTGTCTAGCCCTAGGAGACATGTACTTCGGCACCGTTGACGGTAGGGTCATGAAGTACGGTAATGAAGGTTATCTGGACAATGTAAGTCGCGACGGCACAGGGGGTGTTCCGATCACCTGTAATATGTTCAGCGCGTACACCTACATGGAAGACCCCACCACCCTGAAGCACTGGAAGCTTATCCGCCCCCTGTTTCAGTCCAAACAGCCGCCGAATTACCTGATCCACCTAAATGTGGACTACCAAACGGACGCTCTCCCAGGTGCTCCAGCGCCACCTGTTCAGGGGCCTGACGAGCCAATTTGGGGAACCTTCGCCAATGCTGCCGTATGGGATGACGCCTTCTGGTCGTCAGTATTTACCAGCTTCCACCCTTGGCTCGGAGTTGCGGCTGTGGGGTTCTGCTGTGCGGTTCTTCTAAAGGTCACCATTAACGAGCCTACGAGCATGGTGGCTATAAAGTTCGTGTACGAGCCTGGAGGTGTGGTGTGAAGTACATTGACTGCACTACTCTCTATATGCCCTTTCTGTGCAAGCAGCTCGGGTATGTGCCGAGTGTTGTGGCTCAGTGCATCACCTGTGTTGAGGAGCAAAAGCCCATCGCAGGGGTGATATACGACAACTATCAGGTGAAGAGTATATCTGCCCACATTTGGGTTGACACAGATTACTTTCCGTCCAGAGAGTGGTACGGTGCTATCTTTGACTACCCATTCAACCGTCTGGGAGTCACTAAAATCATAGGCCAAGTGTTCTCCAAGAACGAGGCCGCTATGCGCTTAGACCAGCACTTCGGGTTTACCGAAGAGGGGCGCATTACAGACTATTCTGAGGAGGGGTCATTGATCCTCTACACTATGACTAAAGACCAGTGCAGAATATTGAACTCACCCAAGTGGGCTAGAGTTGTAGATAAAGTGGCGAGGGCTGCGTAATGAGTAAAGGTAAGGGTGGAAAAGCCCCGAAAACGCCGGACTACGCTGGTCTAGCCAAGCAGGATGCTGCTGCTCAGAAGGAAACTGCTGAGGCGCTGACAAGGTCTAATCGCCCAAACCAAACTGACCAGTACGGAAATACCCTGTCGTGGACACAGAACGACAAGGGGGACTGGTCTCAGGCCGTTAACCTAAGTCCTGAAATGAAGGCCCGCCAAGACCAACGTCTGGGATTCCAGGACGTCGCCGCTGGTGGATATGGTGATGCTCTAAAGAACTTCACTAGTCAGGGTGCTTGGCAGTCTCCAGGTGCGCTTGGCCCTGCCGACTACAGCGGAGCAATGACCCCTGGAGGCGGTGGTGGAGGGGGTGTATCTGCCCCTAACATTAAGATGAAGTTTGACCCCCTGAGCACCTTTAAGAATGAAGGCTTCGGTGAGATAGGCAACTTTGACCGCACTCAGGGCGACAGGGTCGCCAACGACATGTACGAGTCAGTCATGTCTCGCAACCGCCCAGAACAGGCCAGGACCCAGGAGGCCCTGGACGTCAAGCTCAGGCAGCAAGGTCTACAGCCTGGAACCGAGGCCTACGACCGTGGTATGAAGAACCTTATGACGTCATACGGTGACGTTAACTCCAAGGCCGCTCTGGACGCTACTGGCGCTGGATATCAGGCTGCTGGCGATATCTACAACACCAACCTCGCTGGTCAGGCCCAACGCTTCGGTCAGGGACTGAGTACTTGGGACGCAGAGGCTCAGCGGCAGAAACAACTTGGTGAGCAGCAAATCGGCAAGGGTCAAGTTCAGGCTAACGTCTATGGTTCATCTGCGGCGGCTGGTGCGTCACGCGCTGCCAGTGCTGCTCAGGAGAGGTCAGCCTACAACAACTTCCTGGTCAACAAGGCGCAGCAGAATCAAAGTGAGCAGGGTCAACGCTATGCCCAATCCCTCACTGACTACGGAATGCCAGCCAACCGAGCCAGCACCCTCGCTGGCTTCATGGGGGGCAACCCCGAACCTAGCTTCGCTGGCTTCAGTGGTGCGACAGGATACAACCCTGCTAGTATGAGCAACGCGGCTCAGTCCAGCTATGAGAATGAGATGGGCAAGTATAGCTCCGGACAACAGAAGAAGGGTGGTGGCCTCAATGCCGCTGCTGGTATAGGAGGTTCGTATCTCGGTGGTCCCGCTGGTGGGACCATCGCACAGAAATTTGCTGGTGGTTAGGAGAAGAGTATGGGTAGGCAGAGTATGGGTGGTGGAAGTGGTAAGATGGGTCAAAGGCCGCAGACCCCCTCCTACGGTGGATTAGCCGCCGGTGGAGCTGGTAAGGGTAGAGGACTCGGCGCTGGTGCTGCATCAGCGGCTAGTCCGCCCCAGTATGGTCAGCAACCCTCTCAGGGTGGTATGGCGTGGGGTGGTGGATCCCCTAGCTTTGACGAGATGGGTCGTGGCGGTGATTATCAGCACCCCACGCAGTCACCACCTAATCTGGCACCTTCGCAGTACCCTGCGAGTTATGGGCGTGAGCCATACCGTGGTCGTCAACTGAACGCACCTCCTGCGTCGGCAGCACCGCAGATGGCAGACCAGCAAGCCCAGCGAGCTCAGCAAGACCAAATGAGTCAACAAGGGCTCGCTGGTCAGGTGTTTGGGGGCGGAGCTCCTGGAGGCAAGGCTGGTAGACCCCCTGTGCAGGATCCTAGAACTGTACAGTCGTACAAGAATATGGCCGGTATGATGGGCCAGCAACCTAGTCGTGGTCTAGGGTTTAAAGGTCGCTGATATGTTGAAGTACACAGTCCCAGAAGGTGGTGGAATGGTCGGTGCGGCTAACGAGATCTATAGCTCTCGTGCGCCATCTACTACACCTCCTGATAATCAGCAGGACGGCATGAAGATGCTGGCTGAGGGACTTAAGAAGTATGGTCAGATGGGTGGGTTTGGGGGCGTCACAGCCACTGGGAGTGCTCCAATCGCCGCTGGTGCTGGTCAGGCCAGTGCGACAGGATTATCGGCAGCCCCCACCGTCATAGCTGGAACTCCTGCAACCTCGGTTGGAGGGCTCAGCACAGGGGGTGGTCTAAGTGCAGCAAGGCAGAGTGGGCTGGTGATATCGCTACCGGCAAGGTGCTGGAGCGTGACATGGAGAGGTACCTGCCTCACAATAAGGTGGGCGGTGGACTTAAACGAGCTGGTATGATGTTCACCCCCAGTGGAGTAGCCCGTAACACTAAAGACCTGTTCCGTTGGGGCAAGGGGATATTCAGCTAATGGCTATGGACTTTGTAGGTGACTACGCAAAACAGAAGAAATTAGCTGAGTTGCTCCGTAAGCAGCAGGAATCCTATGCTGGTGTGGATACTGGCCCCTCCGCTTACACCACTAGAGGGTCTGGCGCATTCCCTGGAATGACTCAGGCCAGTTGGGGCGGAGCACTCGCCAAGTTGGGTCAGGGCTACTTAGGTGGTCGTGCTGATGCTGCCGCCAGTGCCGCTGAGGAAGAGCAAAAAGCTGCTCGCATGAAGGTGCTCTCTGGGCTGACCGGTAAGGAGTCCGCGGCAGATCTAATAGCCACCGGCGAGGGTATAGATGCTCCAGGCATCACCGAAAAGGGTATAGACCTGCTAGTTCCAGCGAAGGAGAAGTTGGCGAACTTCCTACAAGCAATATCTAGTGGCGCTATTGCTTCTCCACAGGCGGCTGCAATGCTCGCCCCTCAGTTTGGTATTGACCCTGCCGAAGCAGGTAAGATGGTTACTGACTATCAAACCAGACAAACCGCTGACCTTAAAGAGAAGGAGGCTTCGCAGATCCGCGTGGCGAAGGGGTCGCATATTGTTGATCCGTCTAAAGCCAGCGCGCTTGGACCTCTATACGCTAAGTGGGCGGCTATGCCTCCTGGTCCGGAGAAGGACGCCCTCGGTGCTCAAATCGCCCAAGGTGAAGCATTTGATAATGTACCCAAGAACATCCCAGGGGGTGCGAACTACACCCCCGGACAGGCCAATCTCTACAGCAAGGAAATTCTGGCCTCCGACCACGGTAGGGAGACCATCAACAGCCTACAGGCTCAGGAGCCTCTGGTTGACGCCTTGCTATCCAACCCTGACGACTTCTCTGTGTTCAGTAGGTTTGCACAGAAGATGTCTGCTGGCGGTAATGGTATGGGTTCGGAGTCCTTTAGCTCCAAACTGGGCGAGGCGGTCGCTGCCGGTGAGGTACCGGCCTCAGCCGTTGTCCTGAACCAAGTATTCAACGATGCTATTAAGGAGAACTTGAAGGCGGCTGGTGGTTCCGACTCCAACATGGAAATGCTCTGGGCGCGGAATGCCCTCCCCAGTATGCTGACCAGTCAAGCTGCTGCTCAGGCTGGTTGGGAGCGCATTAAGTTGATGAACAAGGTGACGGCAAGGGCTGCAGAAATGAAGCATGAGGACTTCGTTAATGGGGTCTACATGACCAAGGCCGGTAAGCAGAACTACTTCAATGACGCTGCCGCGGAGTTAGGGTTTGAGCGAGGGCCTACAGCGTGGGCTAAGGTCACCGATATAGTCAATGGCGGTACAGGTAAAAAAGACCCTAGATGGGCACCGTCCACTGGCGGAGCAACGCCTACCGAACCTCCACCTCCACAGGGGGTGCCCCCTGAAGTATGGTCACAAATGCCTCCAGAGGCTAAGGCAGAGTATAACAGACTCGGTGGTGGTTAATGAACGACGCACAGAGAAAATACCTAGAGCAGTTCCAGGCTACTGGAGGTCAGACTCCCGAGCAGATGAGCTTCTTAGAAAAGTACAAAGCGTCACTATCTGGGGCCGTCCCACAGGCGGTTAAAGACGTAGCCGACGACATGAAGATCAACCTCAAGGGTAGCAAAGCTGCCTTGATGGAGTCCCTGGAAACTATGGTCCCAGGTGTCAAACAAGCCTACGGAACTGCGTTTGACCCTGAAATGGAGGCTAGAGAGGGGGCTAAGATTAACCAAATACAGGACAAGTACAGGGCCGATAAGGAGGCCGGAACCCCTGTGTTCAACGCCCTTGGTGTCGCTGCTCCGTACGTCGTAGGTGGTCTGGCGGCTGGTGGACTTAAGACCGGCGCTATGGCTCTGCCAAGGGTTGCTCAGGCCCTGAGGTATATCTCCCCCGTACTGAAGACAGGTAAGGCTAGAGCTGCTGCGGCCTCTGCTGCTGGCGCGGCTGGTAGTGCGGCGAGCCACTTACTCCGACCCATTGGCGACCCCAATGAAGGTCGTACAGAGGGGCTGGCACTGCCCACACTCGCCGGTGCCGTGATCCCAGGTGCGCTCGTAGGGGGTGGTGAAGCTAAGAGGTTCTTCAAGAACACCCAACGGGCCGAGGACGCTGCTGAGGATATTATTAAGACGTCCACCGGCGCTACGCGCGACACCTCCACTAAGGAGGCCTACGACTCTGCAGTCGGTAAGGTCAGTGGTAAGGTTGACGATACACAGGCGGCTTGGAAAGCTCGGAGGGTGGCTGTTGAGAAGTCCCCAACGACCAAAGTTACCATGAATAACATGTCTGACATAGACCAGGAAACGCTGCCTGACGAACTCAAGTACACCTTGTCCAGCCAGTTCCAAAACTCGGCTAAAAAGGGAAGCACCCATACCTCTGCTATACTTGACCCCGTGACAGAGAAGCCTATTTCGTATCCCAACAGTCAGAGCGTTGAGGACGTTAGGGAGACCATCCGCATAGTCCGTAAGAAGATGAGGTCACTGCCCCCTGACAGTGACAAAATTGGTGCCTACAAGCGCATTGAAGACACGTTGCAGAAGGACTTGGATGCGTGGGGTGAGGAGTCGGTGGACAATGCGGTAACTCTTGAGTATATGAGGACGCTAGATAAAGACTATGCTAAGGACGTAGCCCCACTGCTTGACCCAAGTGACAAGGGTCGCCCCTCCGGTGCGTGGCGCGGCAAGGACGGCGCATATACTGAGCGTGACCTACTCGCCCGCACAGGGGGCGCTGACCAAGGTGGTGAACTTCAACAGGTTATGGATGACTTCCCCGAGGCTAAGGATGACCTTTCTCGGTACGCCGGCTCTAAGATGTATGGCAAGGATATCTCTCCGGAGAACTTTGACCCGTCCACCCGCCGTGACGTTCTATTCCCCAACGAAAGCCCTGCTCGTCTAACTAGGACGGCTGAGATGCTTCGTAAGGGGCAGGGGGAAAGTCTACCGTCAAGGTTCCTCCGCGGCATGGAGCACATACCGGCTGTCGGTGGGGCACTTGAAAAGGTTAGGAGAGGGGTCCCCCTTCGTAACGCTAAACCGGCGAAGCAGCGTAGTCTAATTGCAGACCTACTTCGCGGGTATGGTATCGGTGCAGGTACAGATGAGTATTCAGAGGACTAAGTAATGCCTAGAAATGGCGCTGGAATCTACATACCCCCTCCAAGCAACCCTGTTCATCCTGGGACTGTTATAGAGTCAGAGTGGGCGAATGATACCGTAGCTGATATCAGCAATGCCCTGAGTCAGAGTATTTCGTACGATGGCCAGACGGTACCAATCGCCAACTTGGACATGGGGGGCTTTCACCACCTAAATGTGAGTGACGCAGTATCACGTAATCAGTACGCCACATTCGGGCAGGTGCAGGACAGCCGCCACACTCGCCTCAATGGGGTTAGTGGTGTAGACAACATAGTCGGCACCTTGCCTGGAGGCGCGACGTCCTATGTCGCCGGTGCGCTGATATCCTTCTTTGCTGTGGGCGCGAACACTGGTCCAATGACTCTCAACTACAACGGTATCGGGGCCAAGAGCTTGGCGACTGCCAACGGGTCCCCTCTGGTTGGGGGCGAAGTTCAGGCCAATGACTTCCTGCTGGTGTACTATGACGGCACTATGTTCAGGTTCCTCAGTGTTATACGGTCTACGCTGCCCCCTGAGGTGTTCCAACTTAGGACCTCCGGTCAGCAACGACCACCGTCAGGGCTGTACCCTCAGCTGACCATAGCTACTGCGTCTACCATCAATATCCCTGCTGGGACTGCGTGGGTCATACCACCTGACAGTGACTCATCTGTGGATGCTGTGAAAGTCACTTGGTTGGCACAGACCATCACCCTGACGTTCCTAAACACATCATTCACCACTACCATCGCTGTGAATAATGTGGGGCAGATTATACAGTTTGCTGGTCGCCTCATTGGTGCTGGTCTACGTAGCTCTGCCGTTCTGGGGGTAGTAGAGCACATCACTGGTGTCGCCAACAAGGTTGTCACAAGACCCTTTATCTTCGGAGATGATGGGTACCGAGGTACCGACGCCTCTACACTACTCAGCAATTCACTAATCAGCGGAGGGCTGGTCACTGGCAATGCCGTGTCGCTGCTGCAGATGGATATATCTGCTGGCAGTATCTTCATGCCTGGAGGGGATGCCAACACTATAGACGCCCCCAACTTCTACCCCATAGCTCAGCAAGCTAACATTCCATTTAGGACGTTGGCGGGGCAGAATACAGTTGGAGCGTCTATACTCAATGCCCCTGTCACGCAGTATGACCCCAACGGAGCGGGCATCGTAACTGTCCTCCCCAACAATGGGGACACGGTGATCCACAAGCTCTACTACTTGTATGGTCAGTTTATCTGGGTGTATGGGCAGATAATCTACACCAGCGTAGAGAACGCCCTGTCCTTTATTGAGGTTGACCGCACTCGGTACAAGCCCTCTCTGTTCCTGCAAGACGCCACGCTGGTCGCCGAGGTCGTGGCACAGAAGTCAGCCACCAGCCTCACCAACTTGGCGATGGCTGCAATCGTAGCGCCTGGAGGTATTAACTTCAGCATAGGTAGTCCAGGGGGTATCAGCGAAGCTCCGCAAGACGGCACCCCCTATGGACGGCAGAACGCTGGTTGGGTCAACGTACTGAGGGCCTTGGCTCCTGCTATACAGAACAGTGCGAGTATCACTGGTGCCGCGCCCAAGCTAGACATAGTGATGAACCCCTATGCTGCTGGGACTGCGGCTGTCAACTTCTGGGCCAATGCCTTCAAGTGGTTCGCCGTTGAGGTCACCAACCCAGACGACAAGGCGTACTTCCGCAGCTACAACCCTGTGAACGGTGCGCTGAGGACCACATTCACGTACGACTTAGCGACAGGGTCTATCGTAGTTCCAGGTCAGGTTCAGTTGCCTAATGGGTCTGTTGGTGCTCCTGCGCTGTCCTTTGCTACTAATCCCAATACAGGGATGTACCTCGCGGCGGCTAACGACCTCCGCATGTCAGTTAACGGTGTAGACGTATACAGAAACACCGCAGGAGCGAACACACTGACCGGCGCTACAACTATTCTTGGTCAATTGACTGTTGGCGGTACTGGGTCTGGAAACATCATAGCTACGAGTTCGGCGGCTTCATCTTCATTGCGTTCCATCGCTGGCGCTGGTTTCACGGCACAACTTATTCTCATCGGCGATGGGGGCACCCTGTTCACCGACAACGTGGAAATAGCACAGTCTGCTAACACTAAGGCTATGGCTGTCACCAACAGAGCAAATGCCCCCATGCTCTTTGCTACCAACAACACGAACCGTGGAGCGTTTGAGGCCAACGGGGAGATGCGTGGGATGCACACAAACAACGGAGTCGCCAACCCGAACAGTAAAATGATGGTACTCACGGCGGCGCAGTACGCCGCGATAGGTGTTAAAGACGCCAACACACTCTACTTTGTGACTTGATATGGCTGCTCCTGTAATAGAAAGTGTTACTAAAGTCCTAGCCTCCACCGCCAATGGGGGAGTCACGGACTTCACTGTGGCTGGATTCGGGGCTCCGGATTTTGTGATCTTTGAGATGGTAGCTACCACGGCGGTCACTCAGTCCGTTGGCAATGCGATGCGGTGCTACGGAGTAATGAACGCCACGGCCCAAATGTCTATCAGCTATGCTACAGACACTGGAGTTGCAGCCCCATCCGTGTGTTCTACGGCGCGCAGCACGACTATGGCGATGCTGTTACCCAATGGAAATTTCGCTGCGATTGGTACACTTTCGTTTATTGCTGATGGGGTTCGCTTCACAAACGCCGCAGTCGCCGCCGCCCTCTATGTGTGTCGGGTAATCCTATTCAAGGGGGTGCAGAGCCACATA